GGCCCAGATTGAAGGGATGGCCCGTAAGACCGCGGAGGAATTTGTGTCCCATATCCCGGCCTTTGTGGCCTTCTTGGAAGAGTGCCATTTAGAACACAAACTGGGGACGGGGGTAGGGACGGGGGTGGGGGTGGTGGAGACAGCGGGTCCCGGGGTCCCGGTGGGGGTGGGAGGCCCGGAGGTGGTCGAGGTGGATACCACCCATCCCCTCTTTGGTAAAACCGTGGTGATGACCGGGTTCCGGAGTAAAGTGTTGGAAGAACGGTTGAAGGCCGTGGGAGCCAAGAATGGGTCGTCGGTCAGCCGCACCACCCTGGCCGTCTTGGTCAAAGACCGGGCGTCGAGCTCGGGGAAGGTCAAGGATGCCGAGAAGTTGGGGGTACCCATCTACACGGAAGAAGAGTTCACGGCTCGGTATTTCCCCTAGGTGAGGTTCTTGGTACAAAATTCACAGATGTAATTACAATCGTCAGAATTGTAATCACAACGGTCAAAAATCGTCCCATAGAATATATGTGTGTTTGGGGGTGTGAGTAGGTGTGTGTGATTCATGGAGACCCACCTCATATTGACCGGACTATTACACTGGGTCGTCTCCGTCTTGGTCGCCTTTTATCCCTTTATTTTTCCCAAGACCTCGGTGGACCTCGTCTACCTCTTGGGGTTCATGTTACTTCTCTTGGGGTGGACCATGTACAACGGAGAATGTATGGTTACCTACTGGCTCAAGACCGCGGGGAATCCTTCCTACGAAGCCGGAATGTCGACCAACCAACCCGACGACATGATCTTGGCGGTGGGTTATGATACCTGGGTCTCGGGGATGTTGTTCTTGGGCCAGTTCATGACCTGTATCAGTGCATACTTGGTGTTCACCCGTAACCAGTTCCCACTATGGTTCAGTCTCCCGGTGGTGTTGACGTATTTTGGGTACAAGACGGTCTCGCGGCTTTCGTCGAACCATCACCGAAACCGGGTATTTCACCGTATTCAAACCTTGACCCAGTTACTTACATGGGGATATATTGCGATATATCTTCATCTGTTGGGGTCACGGGGGTGAGGGGTCCGAGCCCTATGGTTCTTGGTTCTTGGTCAATCTTTTCCATGAATAAAATTATGGAGTAGATTCTCGTTGTTATGGTTATATATCTCACCACACAGAGTATTGGAAGTCTCATACATTTTACGTAATATATAATCTGGGGCATCGGACCCCACGGTAATCAGGTTGTGTTTCACCAGGTAACGTCGGACCTCGGTCATGGGGACTTGTTTCAACTGGAGAGCCTTGGTAGCGATGTTTTTACGGATGGTACGGTTCGAAATCAATACCCCCACTTGGGCCCGTTTCTTGGATTTACCAATATTGAAGGTACGTCGGCAGGTCCGACGCTGACGAAGAATCTTGAGGCGGGGTTGGGACGGGGCTTGGTGGGGGTGAGTCGATTGGGAGGAGGTAGAAGAGGCGGGACGAACATCCCCTCCTTGCCGGAACACATAGTTCTCCCGGTTCGGCCAGCGGGGTTCTTCCGTGGGAGGGGTTGAGGGGGGTACTATGACGGCTGGGAGGGAGGGATGGGGGAGGCGGGGAGGCTGAGACGGAGGCTGTTGCTGTTGCCATTGACGGTACGTGGGTAAATTTCCTCCACGTAAACAACCATACTTGGGATGTTCACCCCCCACCAACGGTCGATGATTCAGTTGAATATTGGACGACTCAATACGATGAGATGGTATCTCATACGTAGAGGTGGAGGTGGTATCAGGAAACGTCATGGACACATTTTCGTGGGCCCGGGGCTGAGCTCGTACGGTATACTGATGAGAAGGTGGGTTTGAGGTGAAAGACGAGTTCGAGGATAAAGGTTTGAGTTGTAGCGGGGATGGGGTCGAAGATGATGCATGGAGGGGAGCCCGGGGTATGGTTTCACGTTTTTTCACTTCATCCGCCACCCCCATCAAGTATTCCAGGGTTTCGTCAATCTCGTTCTTGGGGGTGAGGTCGAGAGAAGTGGTCACCGGGGGGTCGGCCCCACCCTCCATGATACGTTGGTAATTATTGGCTTGATGTCGCCGTATGAACTTGAGGAGAGCATGACGTCGGGTCGTTTTGTTATGGTCACGCGGTTTGGGAGGAGGGCGAACCCGTATCGTAGGTTCACCCGGACTGGAAGTGGGTCGTTTACGTCGGGTACCATTCCCACTCGGAAATTTGAACAATTCGGGGTCAATACTGATGGTCTTTTTGGCATCATCACCCATATCTTCCAAGGGTGGACTTATAAATACAATATACTTACTATTATACGGGAGGTTTTTATCTCCTATACAACTCAATGGGGGTGAGGGGTGGGGCCGAGGGGTGGGGCCGAGGGGTGGGGCCGAGTGGGGGGGTGAGGCGAACCTACAAGTACAACCCGAAGCAACTTTCCGATAATTTGTGACGGTCCTCCGTCTTGGTCGTATCCGCATGTTTCATATACAGTTTGAATCCCTGTTCAATATCCACCATCGTGAATATCTTACGTTCTTCGGGGGGTTTACCGAAAATACGGCGTCCATGGGCAATTTTACTATAGGTAAACAACTGCTCCATATCACGCCCAAAGTACGGAAAATGGGACTTGTTCTTGGTGAACCATTCGGTCAAGGGGGGTAGAGCGATACTTCCCATACTCCACTGGTTGTATTCCACCTTTTGAATGAAAATTCGCATCAGTTCCTCGGGACGGTATTCATCCATGGTGAAACGCCAAATGAAGCGTGAGGGGAGTCCCGGGTTGACCTTGAAAAACGACTCATTGACATCCTGTTCGTACCCCGCCACAATGACCATGAGGTTTTCTTTATAGTTACTGAGGGCTTCACAGAGGGTATCCACACACTCTTTGGAAAAACTGTCCCCTCCATCTTTCCCTCCGTCTTGGGCCCCCGTCCCCAGAGCATACACCTCATCGATGAAGAGACAACCGCCTAAACAATCCTCGACGACTTTGGCCGTCTTGATGGCCGTCTGTCCCAGATACCCGGCCACTAAATCGTTACGAGTGACTTTTTTGAAGACCCCGTTGGACAATATACCCAATTTGGAATACATCGTACCCACCAATTTGGCCACTTGGGTCTTACCTGTACCCGGAGGACCATAAATCACCATATGCTTATAGTCATGTTCACGGTTGACATGCAAGTTTTGCATGAAATACATCAGTTGGTCTAAGAGGGTCTCTTTGAAGGTGGCGAGCCCAATCATACCGTCAATTTCCACCAACTCTTCCCGGATATTGTGTAGGGCTTTCAAGTCAATATTCGCTTCCACCTCGGGGGAATACGGGTGGGTTTCGAGGATACGAATAAGGTCACGTAGGGTGGTGATGGGGCCATCGATGACGAGCTTTTTGATGGCTGGGGGTGTGGGTGGGGGTGGGGGGGTACGAGGGAGGGTGACCCATTTAGATTGGGGGGCCGGGGCCGGGGCCGTGTACGTGTACGGGGCCCGGGTCGGGACCGAAGGTTCGGTAAGGGCCTTCCCCATCACCGGCCGAACATAACGGTCAAAGTGGTAGTTGGCCAGATGAACAAATTCCATATAGGACATGAGCGTATCGGGATAACTCTGTTCATAGCGCTGGGCATTCACATAATCCATATAGTAGGATTCCATGACGGCCAGTTGTTGGATAGAACGGGTCGAAGGGTTTCGAGGCATGGTTGACAAACACAGAGTACAGTTGTACGATTAAGTATCTTGGGCTACTTCTATATCGATTTACTGTACCGGGTCACGGATGGAGGCGGGGGTGGGGATGGGAGGCGGGAAATGGCCCCAAAAATAGTGGTAAGTAGTGGTATAGACATATTATTATATAACGTTATAGTATCGTATTGGGTTGTGTCGTATCGTATCATGACAGATAAATCACCCAAATATCGGATATCAACCACCCCGACTCTCGAGGTCTTGGTCTTGGGATACTATAATCATGGTAATCTGGGGGATGAACAATACAAAATATCCATCAAGTGGCTTATCCAGCGAGCCCTGGGTGAGGTCAACCCCCATATTCGATTCATGGATTGTGACCAGTTGAAAAACCCGGATGATATTGTCCCCGGGACGGTGGTCTGTCTGGGAGGGGGTGATGTACTGAATACCTACTTCTTGGACAAGCTCAACCGGATATTTACTCTGGAGGTCAAGCGTCGGCGGCGATACACGTTACTGGCTCTTTCCGTAGGGATACCGTACAATGACATCTTTTTACATCCCACTCAGCGTACCAAGTTGGAAATTTTCGACGCCATTTTTCTTCGAACCACTCGAGATATTCCCATTCTCACCCAGTATATTGGTAAGGGTCGGGTACACTATTTACCCGATACCTCCTGTTATGTGATGGACACGACTTCCCGTCTCCAGAACACCGTGGTGACGGATAACACCCGGTTCTTGGTCGATTACGAGAAAATCCAGCGGTCGGTCGTGGCCAAGAAAAAGGTCATTGGTATCTCGTTATGTCGCCATATCTACCATCCGGACAAGCCTTACCGAGACAACTATAAGAAAATTGTCCAGGATTTGGCGATTTTGATCTATAACTTGGTGAAACTGGGGTTCTTGGTCGTCTTGGTCCCCTTCAATACCAAACCTTTGGCGGGGTGCGACGTGACCTTGAACAAGGAGAATGATACCTTGATTCAGGCGGATGTCATGGCGTTGTTATCCGACACCGTGTTACCTTCGGTGATGAACATCGACTATACCGTCCATTTAGACGAAATGTTGGCACTGTACCCACTGTTTCATGCGATGATTCCGATGCGGTTTCATGCGACCTTGTTTTGTGTTTACACGGGGGTACCCATGATACCCATCTATACGACCAAGAAGATTCGGAACTTCTTGGCGGAAATCTCTTGGAAATACGACTACATGATGGACAAGAATGAGAAGGACCTTCCCACCAAGTTTGACCGGAAACGGTTCATGTGGTTATTCAACGAGCTGATGAAACCGGTGAATTATGCCGAAGGGAAACGGTGTCTTTTACGGGCTTACCAAGAGTTTATTCATACCTCCAAGACGATGTACCCGGTTCTTAAGACATATTGTCTCCGGGGACCGGAGCCGGTACTGGGGGGTGTGAACCTCTTGGAAGAAGGGGAGGAGGGGAGGAGGGGGGTAGGTGGGGGGACGGGGACGGATACGGGAGACGGGTTCGATATCATCCCCCACCCCACCCCGATGTTGTCGGGGGTCATGGCCCAGTTGTACCACAAACTCCAAGACTTTGCTCTTCATCACGGGCTGGACGATTTCCGTATGATTCGTGACCCGGCCCTCCAAGAAATTGCCGTCTGTATCGTGAGCTACTATTTGACCAAGTCGTTGGACTCTTGCTATAACCATGGCTTGGTAACCAAGATGTTCAAGTGGGACTATGATTTTGAGAAGGAATGGGAATGGGTGTTGAAAAACCACCAAGCCAAGACGGCGGGGACGGAAACAGGGGCGGGGGACCGGGGTATCGTACCAAGCCCTTCTCAACGGGTGGGGATGGAGGGGGTACGGTTCAACCTGGATTATATCGACCAAAACGACCGTTCAGGTGCCCACCGTTCCGGCTGGAAATACGTGTTTGAACATCTTCGACCTTGGACGACCAACGGACCGGAGGATATTCGGTTGGACCTCTATGTGGACCGTACTTTTCACTGGAAGCGTGAAGTCTTCAAATACACCGATATTATTCCGTATGTGCAACCTTGGATGGGAGTGGTACATCATACGTTTGATACGACCTTCAGTAATTATAACAACGAGGTCTTACTGAAATGCCCCGAGTTTCAACAAAGCCTGGCGAGTTGTCGAGGACTCATTGTCTTGTCTGAGACCCTCCGTCGCCAGTTTATGGAACGGCTGGCCGCGATGGGGGGAGTGGCGGCCTCAGTACCGGTCTATGTATTGACCCATCCGACCGAGACGGGGGTGGCGGGGTTCGATTACGGGCTGTTCTTGGCAAATTCGGAGAAACGGCTTCTTCATGTGGGGGGCTGGCTACGTAATATCTTCTCCTTTTTTCAGGTGGAGCTGGCCGACCGGTACACCTTTATGGATATATCCGACGGGACGGAAGAGGGCGACCCCCTCTTGGGAGAAAGTCCGGTGGTGTACGCCTTACCGGCGGGGGCGGGGACGGGTGCGGAGGTGAAGGCTCCCTCCTGTTACCAGCGGTTATGTCAATGTCTCGGAGGACGAGGAATCCCCGTCACCGATACGGGGGGGTCGGTACCCAAAACCCATACATACAAACTCACCAAAGCGGCTTTGAAGGGTAAGTATATGAACAATTATTTTCCGACCCCCGGGGGGGTAGAGACGGGGTCACCTCCGTTATGTTCCTATCAGTCGGGTTCCGAGTTTGTGTCCGCTACCCCTTCCTATCTGGGAAAACTCACCCAGAACAACTGGTACCGCCATATGCAGCAATACATCACCTTGATATGTGAACAGACCCCCATCTTGGAATACGTCACCAACGATTTGTACGACGCCCTTCTCACCATGAACTTGGTGTTTCTGAATTTGGTGGACGGGTCGGCGATCAATACCCTCTTGGAATGTGTGGTACGGTGTACTCCAGTCATCGTCAACCGTCACCCGGCCGTGGTGGAAGTCTTGGGGGAAGACTACCCTCTCTACTATACCATTCCTCCGGGGTGCTCGCAACCGTCCCCCTCCGTACACCAGTTGTTGAGCCGGTCCGATGCGGTATGGGAAGCCCACCGATATTTGTGTCGTTTGGACAAGACCCCCTACCGGATGACCACATTTGTAACCGGATTGGCGGAAATTTTACGTAAGGGTACGGCGGGGGTGGGGATGGGGGCGGAGGTCTGACGTGGTCGGGCCGTGGGTCGATGTTCTAGAACATCGGTTTGGTACCATCCATCGTGTGGGTTTATGGGACGGGGGTGTTTTTTTCGGTGCCCATACAAAAAATATATAAAGAGTTCGTCGATAATAGGGTATATCCCATAGAGTTTCCAGGACTCCCTTCCTCGTCTACCGACTCTTATTTCGTGTTTGTTCTCGAATCACCCATCTATCATGCCCGTTGCAGTTGGAATGGATGTTGGTACGACCAACAGTTGTGTGGCCGTGTGGCAAAACGGTAAGGTGGAGATTATCGCCAACGACCAGGGGAACCGTACGATGCCGTCGTATGTGTCGTTCACGGCGGAGGAGCGTCTGATTGGTGAGGCGGCCAAGTCGTCGGCCACGACGAACCCGTTCAATACCGTGTATGATGCCAAACGCCTGATTGGTCACAAGTTCTCGGAGCCGTCGACCCAGAAGGATATTGCGTCGTTTACGTACAATGTGGTGAACGATGACGACAAGCCCAAGATCAAGGTGGAGTACAAGGGCGAGTACAAGACCTTTGCCCCGGAGGAGATTTCCGCCATGGTGATTGGCAAGCTGAAGGAGATTGCCGAGGCCTATTTGGGGGAGGCGGTGACGGATGTGGTGATTACGGTACCGGCGTATTTCAATGACTCACAGCGCCAGGCGACGAAGGATGCCGGGGCGATTGCCGGGTTGAACGTGCTGCGTATTATCAATGAGCCGACGGCGGCGGCCATTGCGTATGGCCTCGACAAGCGTACGTCGGGGGAGAAGAACATCTTAATCTTTGATCTCGGAGGTGGTACGTTCGATGTATCCGTGCTTACCATCGAGGACTCGGTATTTGAGGTCAAGTCGACCGGGGGTAATACGCGTTTGGGTTTGACTTTAGCATTTTGATATAAAGACAATATAATATAACTAATCATAGTGATGTCTGAAGAACTACACCGAATCTGTTCATCGTGTAAAGTAGACAAACCAGTCTCACAATTTTATAAGGATGTTCGCAAATCATTAGGGGTATCACACAAATGTAAAACGTGTAAGAATGCCGACATTGCAAACCTTAGACTACGACGAGCGAACACTGAAAAAGTTATACCCGAGGAAAAACGATGTCCAAGATGTGAAACAGTAAAGTCGTGCAAAGAATTTTCAAATAGTAAGGTCTGCAAAGATGGTCTATATCCATACTGTAAGATATGTGCCAAAGCAATGATTGTTGCCCGTCAAACAATGAATGCTAGTAACCCAATCATACTGGATACATCTGGAACGAAAACATGCATTACCTGTAATATTGAAAAACCTTATACGGCGTTTCGAATCAATAATAAAACGGCTGATTCAATTTCACAATCTTGTACAGAGTGTTTACCAAAGAATAACTGGACGAAAGAAAAACAGGCTGCTTCTGAAAAGAAATATAGGATGAATAATCCCGAAAAAATAAGAGAAAAAGAAAGAAGACACGCCCAGAACATTAATCGCCGAGTTCGTAACAGTCTTAATAAACGCATTGTCGAGTCATTGTCTGCACATAGAAATTACAAAACCAATAAAACTGTTATCTACCTGGGGTGTGACATACCTTATTTACGTAAATGGATTGAACATCTATTTAAAGAAGGTATGACATGGGGAAATTATGGTCAATGGCATCTAGACCATGTTAAACCATGTGCATCATTTGATTTAACCATTGACGAAGAGATTAAAATTTGCTTCTCATGGAAAAATCTACAACCTCTCTGGGCAAAAGATAACCAATCGAAAAATGACAAAATTGATACCCTTATGATACAAAAACACCGTGAACTGGCAGACACCTATGAAAAGGAAAACATATTGTCTTGAATATTAACTTGCTAAAATTTCTCTGGCTCAAGTAAAAGAGGGTGGATTGCTGGAATAGCCTTAGAGCCCATACCACTACAACGTAACTGGCAACGGTAAGCGTGAATGTTTGAAAAGTGTACGGGATTGGCCAATCAGCAGGCGAGCTACTCTGAAAAGAGTAGAAGCTTCAACGACTAGAGGGAGTAACCTACGTTCTAGTCCATATTATTCCAAATATGGGCCATGATGAATATGGAAAAACCTCCACGAGTACCCTCCACCATGATAGTGAGGTTGGAATCTCATGGTTCATAGTGAAGATATAGTCTGAACTTATGTGAAAGCATAAGAAGTTACACGGGGAACGGACCCTGTGGGTATATGTCGGTTCAACCAAACATACGCCGGATAAAGAGCCTAACGATAACATAATTGGGAGAAGATTTTGACACCATAGTGGTCACGTATTTGGCCGAAGAATTCAAGAAAAAACACAAAAAGGACATTACAGAAAACAAGCGGGCGATGCGTCGTCTCCGCACGGCGTGTGAGAATGCCAAGAAGACCCTCTCGGTCTCCACGGTGGCGTCCATCGAGATTGATAGTCTGTTTGAGGGGATTGATTTTACCACGTCCATCACCCGGGCCAAGTTCGAGAACCTGTGTGAGGACCTGTTCAAGAGCACCATGGCCCCCGTGGAGCAAGCCCTCGCCGACGCTCGTATGGGTAAGGCCGACATCCACGAGGTGGTGTTGGTCGGGGGTAGTACCCGTATCCCCAAGATCCAGGAGCTCCTCAAGGAGTATTTCAACGGTAAGGAGATGTGTAAGTCCATCAACCCCGACGAGTGTGTGGCCTACGGTGCCGCCGTACAGGCCGCCGTGCTCTCGGGCTCCACCGACAGTAAGATCACGGACCTCTTGTTGTTGGATGTGTGCCCCCTGTCCCTGGGCCTCGAGACGGCCGGTGGGGTGATGACCAAGCTCATCCAACGTAATACCACCATTCCGGCGAAGAAGTCCCAGACGTTCTCCACCTTCGCGGACAACCAGCCGGGGGTGCTCATCCAGGTCTTCGAGGGCGAGCGTACCCTCACCCGGGACAATACTCTCCTCGGGAAGTTCCAACTCGACGGTATTCCCCCGATGCCCCGGGGCCAGCCCCAGATTGAGGTGGTGTTCGATATCGACGCCAACGGTATTCTCAATGTGTCGGCCTCGGAGAAGTCCACGGGTAAGGCCGAGAAGATTACCATCACCAACGACAAGGGCCGCCTGAGTAAGGAGGAGATTGAGCGGATGGTGGAGGAGGCCGAGAAGTACAAGCAGCAGGACGAGGAGCTCCGGGAGTGTATCGAGGCCAAGGGGGCGATGGAGAACTACATGTACATGATCAAGGGCTCGATGAAGGACCTCAAGGAGAAGATCGACGAGGACACGACGGAGAAGCTCAACGCGTGTATTCGGGACATCGAGCAAGCCTGTGAGGGTTTCGCGGGTGACCGTAAGAAGGAGGAGTACGAGGTGTTGAAGAAGACCCTGGAGGACGAGTGGGCCAAGGTGATGGGGAAGATCCAGGCTGAGAGTGGCCCACCCCCCACGGTGAATGGGGAGGGCCCGGTGCCCCCGGGGGCGTTCAACCCGGACGATATCAAGAAGGCGGCGGAGGCGGCGACGGCGACCCCCACAGATCCTCCGGCGGCGGGCGAACCCCAGATTGACGAGGTGGATTAGAGGTCCGGGTCCGGAACTCCATCTTATCCCCATACATACTATATGAATCTTGACCCAAATCTTGAACCATAAATAGAAACATGAACTATTTATGGGATACGGTGAAACCCATCGGTACCACCACCTACGGGGTCACCAAAGAACTATACTACATCATCGGACAGCTCTCCACCTTCAATTGGTCGAAGCTCTCCTTTGACGAGATTCCGGCCATCAAGACCGCCCTCAAGAGTCAGTGGTTGATCGCGAACCAAATCCGACCCCGGATATGGAAAAGTGTCACCCGGGACCCGGCGACCCGGCTCTTCGCCAAAGAGCTTTTAGGAGTGTGTTTGGACGTGGTGGTACGGTACCCCAACCCCCGTCCGAGTGATACCTACCCCTACAAGTACGATGTCGATGCCATACGTGGGTTACTGATCGACCTCATGGAAGCCCTGATTGCCCAACACCAACAACGGTTGGCCGAGGCCCTCAGTACCGGATGTGAGGCGTGTGTGAGGGACGACTTGGAATCCACTATACACACCTTGGAAATGATCTTGGAACTGTTGACATCGATTCAACCATCGGAGCGTATCATTCTCGAGAACATGATTGTATTGGCGTTTGATATCCACCGGGACCTGTTGAAGGTACCGGTGTCGGGGGGGCGGGGGCGGAGGACCCGGGGTGGTCGGCGGGGGCGGGGGCTTGGGAGCAAGGGACGTGCCCGGGGGACCCGGCGGAAACCCTAACCCCAATCGTCTTGGTCATCGTCGTCGTCGTCCTCGTCGTCTGGGGAAGTGGCGGTACCGCGAGCCGGGAGGAAGGACCCCATACTCTTCATGATTTCGAGCTTCTTGAGGGATTTCTCCAGGTTGTTTTGCCGCTCGAGGTTGGAGAACATGTATTCGGTATGGGGACTCACCTCGTTCTTCTTGATGGGCTTGTAGACCAAGGCAATTTGTTCCAAGACGGACACCAAGACCCCTTTATGCTCCTTGGAGATGATTTCCACATTGGTGGGGACCGGGTCCGTGAGAAGCCCCACTGCAAAGTAGAGGAGGTAACGCCGGCGCTTGCAACATGCCGTGGTATATTTGATGGAAAACAGTTGTAATATCGCACCCATCGTCTTGGTGACAAATTCACCATGACGTTCTTCCCGGGCATAGTACATGAGGGCATCCCATATCATCCATATGATGTCCTTCTGGAACCGGTTCTCCACGGGGACATGGTTCCGCCGCTGGGCTCGGCACACTTCCCGCCGTTTTTTACAGATGGTCTCGAATTCTATGACCCATTCGATCCAATAACAGGCTCGTATGAGGCTCGACCCCTCCCGACTGATGGAATACGAAAACTCGTTGATGGCAATATACAATTCCCGGGGGTCCTCCTTATCGAAAATGGGTTCGGCGTATTTGACCGAGGGGGCCTGGAGTCGCTCGGTCATCTGGGTGATATCAAACTCTTCTTCACGGTTGATCCGGATGGGCTCGAAACTATGCTTCCGGGGGGAATAGGTCACGATACAAATCATCTCGGCAAACAGACGCCGGATGTTCTTGTTATTACGAAGTTGAAGTTCGGAGGTGAACCCGGTTTGGGAGACGATATTACGAAATATTTGAAACCGGTTCTCGAGGTAAATCGTGAGACGGGGATTGCCTAAATGCACATATTTTCCCACATAGTAGAGGATGGTCTCCCAGATATCCATGAAATGGCCGGCACATAGGAGCTCGGCACACCAGTGGCAAGCCGGCTCGACCTTGATTTTGAGGATATTATCGAGGAGGGAGCGTTTTACCTCAGTCTTTTTATAGTTGGAAAAGGTGATACCTCGGAAATCGGACGGGTCGCGTAGGTCATTGATATAGGTGGCGTCGTCCACCGGATGGGGGTCGAGTTCCATGGGTGGTGCGGGGTGGAGTGGGGGCAGGTTATAATCTCGGACGAAACAAAAAGTATAGAAACAACGACACATGGGTAGGTAGAACGGTAGAACGGTAGGACAGTGATATTGAATATTGATATCGGAATTGGTATGAGCTCCCCGATATTTCATCTCTTTACGGTGGCCAGTGACGAGAGTAAACTGGACAAATTGTATGAGACCGCGGAATGGGCGGGTATCGGAGTCGAGGTTATTCAGGTGGTGAAATGGACCGGGTTCATTGACAAAATTATTTGTATGAAGGAGGGAGTCGACGGGTTGGCCGACGACGCTATCGTGTGTTTCATCGATGCCTACGATGTGCTGGCCATGGGGGAGGCCAGTGAGGTGGTGCGTAAATTCCGGGAATCGGGTCGGCAAATCCTCATGAGCTCCGAATTGAACTGTTACCCGGCAGAAAACCGCCCCTACTACGACTTGATTGAATACATGACGTTTGAGGAGGAGGAACGGGCGGGGATATGGCGAGGGCCGGCCTCTCAGGCGGTCACGACAAATTATAAATATATGAACTCGGGGGGGTATATCGGCTATGCCGGGGCTCTGAAACGGATGTTTCAGTGGAAATCGGTGGACGAGATCCGGGAGATATGTGAATTGGGGGGAGACCAAAACTTCTTCACCCAATACTATTTGACGTTTGCTCTGGACCCGGTGGTGAATGTGGGGCTGGATGATAAGCAGACGATTTTTCAGAACTTGTACAAGGTGGACTTGGCGGACTTTGCGTTTTTTGGGGGGCGGCTCTACAACCATCGGTTACGGTCATACCCATGCTTTGTGCACTTCAATGGGTTCAAGGACTACGGTGGATGTCTCATTCAAGAGGGGACGGGGGTACGCCGGGAGGCGATGACCGTGTTCATGGAGAAGATGACCCAGAGTCGGACGATGGGAAATGCAGGGATGGATTGGCGGTTACCGATGATGATGTATGCAGGGATGCGATTGGGGTGTATTCCACAGTTACCGTGATTTGGAACGGAGGGAGGCGGGAGAGGATGGGTGGTGGTACCGTTACGTGAATTTCCGAGAATGACGCCGAAGGGTACGCCGCCGATTGGTTCGCTTTTTATGGGCGGTCTTGGCGAGACGCTTCTTTCCACCCCGTAAGCTACTATCCAACCCACTATTAATAAACGACCCATCTGGCATCATGATGACCCGGCCATACCGTGGTTTCCAGGTATAAAGCATGACCTGGTTATTACGAGGATTATACAGACCATGAGGGGTATACATGAAAAACTCACCATTCAGGTTGATTCCTTGCACCCGCTTACCATTCACCACACCTTCGGTCAACATGGAAGGTTGAATCCGGGTACGCCCACTCCGGGTGATATACGACGAATAATTGGGAATAAATTGGTTCGGGTCCTTCAACGGCACCCCATCTTCCCGTAGTTCCTCGAACAGGTCCACCATCTCTTGTAGGATGTCTTGTTTCAATTCGGTGGTAGTCGTGGTATCCTCGGACATGGTGGGTGGGCTCAGGGTCGGGGTCAGGGTCAGAGTCGAACGGGGTTTACCCGGTACATTCATACTGGAACGAAACACTGGTACCTTGGACAAGGTAGTGGACCGGGCAATCTCCCCACCCTGTACTAACGGACCCGTCTCTGTACCAATAAGGGTGTTCGCCTCCTTACGTACCTGGTCTTCACGCCGTTGTTGATCGTCCAAGTCTTCCTTCGTAGTGGTTTGAATATCTTGTAATTTACCGTCGAGGGTCGTTTTTAACTGCTGCATGACCACGGCGAGTTTTTCAATCATCGATGGTGTCATAGTATTGGTATTATACACCTCCATCAGCATACGGTTGAATACATCATAGTAGTCACGAGTACGTAACACACTGTATTTATTGATGATATCTGTCACCAACGGCTCGGGTTTCGGCTGATTATCTGCGAATAGGCTGGTAATTTCGGCTAGAGCCGCCTTGGTATGTTTATTCAAAATCCCCGAAAACACCTTACGGTTCTCCTTCAATCCGTTGTTCAATACACGCATCAGTAATGCCTGGGTGGTACGGTTTCGGGTCATCGAGTTATCTTGATAGTAGTTTATAAATATAGATAAGGTCTCCTCAAACGACAAGGTATTGGCCGAGAAAATATCACAAAATATCTCATTCAATACCTCATTGTCATTGGATGTCAGGATTTTTTTACACTTACGTAAGGATTTATCCAATACCACCATCTCCACTTTAACTTCTTCCAGGATTTCACCGGTGAGAAACGCATGGGCGAGTTCACGAAGATTCTTACGGATCGCATATATCTGACGGATACGGACGGATAGTTGGTATAGATCACCAAAGTTGTGTTTATCACGGTTGATGATGGTCACCAAAGGGTTCAAGTACTTTTGGATAATCTCTTCCCGACGACTATTGACAAATTTAGCCTGCGAATTACCCATATTTTGCTTGACGGCATCACAATCGTATGCCCCCCCTTTATGTATACTCGTGAGGGTCTCGGTGAGGGTCTTAATATCAACATCGTATTTCGAAGTCTCCGTATTATAGAGTATCCACTTATCGTCGGTTTTGATTTGATTACAGCAGCGGTGAGCATTGGCATACTCGTACGAATAAAATTTAATGACATCCGGGCTGACATCTGTCACCGATTTCTGGGATTGGATGAGGCCCTTATACCCCAGAGACGAGAATGCGGGTAAAACATGTTCACATTCCCGGCTGTCATGAATCGGTTCCGGGTAAGGATTCAACGGGTTATACGAATCGTAAATCGGGTTACCACAAATATAACAGGTGTCCCAGTCCATGATCTCATACCTAATATTTTTCTCGGCAATCGCACATTGGTCGGACGCACCCTTATGCTCAAACAATTTACGCCAGCCCAACTTGGGACTTCCGGTCAAGGTGCGGACATTCAACATATTCACGAAGAATTTGTTATAAAATGCGGTGGGGTCCAAGGTCATATCCGCATCGGTCCAAGAGATTTTGGATACCATGGACGCAAACCGGTTACGCTTCTCCATATACTCGGATGGGTCAATGGTTTTACGTTCTTCCTCGGTGGTAACGAGTGTCACCAATTCTTTCATGACGGTATCGATGGTGGAGACAAAAACCTCCATGGAATACCGCCAAAACTGTTGCATCGTGGTGATCTCACCTCCACCCAACGCATCCAATTTATCTTTGAAGTCGTCCACGGAACTGAAACTGAACCCAAATCCGGGGGTCCCGGAGGTGGAGGACACCGTAGAGGATGTCGCCGTAGAGGATACAGACGGAGTAGATTCCGTTGAGGTGACGGATGGAAAGCTCATCACGGTCTCATCGGTCCCTTGAGAACTGGTGGCCGTATCCGTAAAACTCGGGATCGTCCTTTTTAATTGTCTTTTCGTGGCACTCATGTGGAATAGGTATGACTCAAGGTATGACTCGTTATTGTATCTATTATATATACCCATATATAATATATTGGTTGTGTGGCTGGTTGGTCTCGTTCATGAACACATTGTTCGCCTATGTGGTCTCTTTTACGGTGATGGGTATCGTGGCTTATTTACCTCAGTCGGTCACGGCGGGGGCTGTGACCAGCCCCTGGTACCAGTGTATTCAGCCGTCTTTCTCTCCGCCTAAATATGTCTTCCCCTTGGTCTGGACGGTCCTGTATGTTCTCTTGGGGATTGCGTTGGCCCAGACCTTGATGTTACCGGAGAGTTCCGGTAAGTACTGGCTCCTGGGATTCTACGCGTACAACCTGGTCCAGAATGTCTCTTGGTCCTATGTCTTCTTTGGGGAGCACGAGGTCAAACTGGCTTTGTTCATCTTGGGTGAGATGTTGTTGTCAACCGGTCTGATTCTATGGCAGACCTACCGGCTGTTACCGGCTTGGGTGGGGAACCTCTTGGTCCCCTATATGGCCTGGTTGATGTTCGCCACCGTTCTGAACATCGACATGCTGTGCAAAACCTGTTAGATGGGCCGGGGGCCGGGGGTTTGGCCTTAATTGGGACCGTTGGAATCGGAATGGGTCGATTTACGTCGGGCGGTGAGTCGTTCCGAGGATGGTGAACTAGGATGTAGTAATTTATGAGTTTCCAGATCGATATGACCCACCTTCAAAATGAGATGTTGGAGTACATGCCTGAGATGAGTGACCTCCTCGGCCAAATCCACCAATGTATCTTGAAGTTCCGAAATATCCTCGGTGTGATTTCTTACTGTCTTGACCAAGGCTCGTTCCTTCGCCTCCGGGGTTTCCATCTGGGGGGGGGGTGGGGTGTGAGGGGGGTGGGGGGTGGAGACGAGGATCCTATATGATATTCGCTAGATATTCACCCAGTTACCAAGCCTTATCTTCGATGGAAGTTCGGGCCCGCATCATGGTATACTGACGCTGAATCGCCTGTAAAAAATTGGCCCCCCCGAAAAACGCCATGGGTCGGTACTTGATGATATGGTCCATCGCCACCCGAGGGGTCACCTCGTAATACTGTACCAAATAACAGGCCACCACCGCACAGGACCGCTGCATCCCCGCATAACAGTGTACCAAGACCCGTTTGTCATGTTGTACATAGTGATGGATACGTTGTAACACGTTGGTCATGGTGATTTCGTTCACCATATTGGCCCATTCGTCGGGATCATCGTTGACCGCGATACGAATACATTCGGGATGACGGTGGTGGGGGTCTAGAGGGTCCTCTTTCGGGAACGGAATATCCCGAGTACAATTGACAATGAGGTCGAATTCCTTCCACCGGGTCTTGGCAGACTCGATTCCTCCGATAAAAATATTTTCGGTCACGGCGTCACAGACATTCACACGACCCGGTCTCGTGGTAAAATACATCGTATGGTATATAGTCTATACACTATATATTCATATGGTTTGATATTGGGTGTGGGTGTGATGGGTGGTGGTGTGGGGCGTGGGGGTGTGGGTGAAGGGTGGGTTCTACTCGGTAATAATCCGTGGCACAATGTTGATGGTCTGAAGTTCCTGGGCCAAAAGCTTGTATGCGTACGGGATTTCCACCTTGGCAAAGTCCGTCGTATTTCCGCACGTCCGGCACAGATGGATACTCATATCACTCTTGGCAAACTTGGTCTGTTTCATCGACGCATCGTTGTAACAGGCAATCATCCCACATTTACCACATACATGAGTCGCGTATTTATCCGAGACATCGTATAGGCGTTCCCGGCAGAACTTGGACATCCCATGGGCAATCATGACATCACGCTCCATCTCCCCGATACGGAACCCCCCATCACGGGACCGGCCCTCGGCCGGCTGGCGGGTCAGGTTGACCATCGGACCAATTGACCGACTATGTTGCTTATCGTCCACCATATGTTTGAGTCTCTGGTAGTACACCGGCCCCAGGAAGATACTCGTCTCAATCTGTTTCCCCGTATGACCGTCATACATCACCTCGTTCCCGTAACTCTCGTACCCAATCCGTTGAAGTTCTTGGCAGATGGTCTTGACGTCCAGGTTACCGAAACTCGTACCGTCCCCAAACATCCCCAGTTCCAGGAGCACCTTCCCCAGAATGGTCTCTTTGAGTTGACCAATCGTCATACGGGACGGAATGGCATGAGGGTTCAGGATGATATCGGGGCGAAGGCCGTCCTTCGTGTACGGCATATCACACTCGGGAATGATGAGACCACAGGTCCCCTTCTGTCCGGCGCGACTGGAAAACTTGTCCCCCAGCACCGGCTTACGGAACGTACGTACCCGGACTTTGGCGAAATTGTATCCGTCCCCGTTACGACCCGTGTAATTCTTATCGATATAGCACTCTTCGTTCGTACGGTAAGTCTTACTCTGGTCCTCGTACTTGATGGTCTTGGTCGGGTCGTTCCGGTTCTCCTTGATGGGTACCGTCTTGGCAATAATCACATCCCGGTTCTCCACCAACGTATTCTCCGGAATGAAGCCTTGGGGGTTGAGCTTGTCGTAATTCCCATACTTGATACCTTTGGTCTTCGTGGGGTCCGGCTTGCACCGGATAATCTCGTCCCGGATAATGTTCTTATCCTCGTCCTTTTCGGTATGATACACCGTCGTACGGAAGAGGCCCCGGTCGATGGACCCCTTGTTGACGAGGAGACTGTCCTCCTGGTTGTACGCCGTGTACGACATGATGGCCACGGTGATCTGGTGCCCCGACGGAATCCGGTTCAGTTCGATAAAGTTCATCAGCCGGGTATCCACCAGGGGGCGGGACGGGTAGGACAGCACATAGGAGGTTTTGTCCATCCGGGTATCGTAGTTCAGGGCATAGACCCCGATGGCCTGTTTCGCCATACAACAATTGGCCGACCCGAATCTGGACCCCGTCACGAAGCTATGGTTGGTTGATGCCACCTCGATACAGGATACCGGACGGGCGGGCTCGGGGGAGAGGGTACGGATAGGGAGGAAGAGGAACCCGTTACGGTCGAGGGCCACCGATTCCATCCAATACCGGTATGTGTGCACATCCCATTTGGCGAGGGTCTCGGGTTCGTCCCGCACCGGGGCATCCAATTCTTCTTCGGGGAACGACAGCATGTACTCGATGATTTTGAACATCCGGGGGGTCTGGACCATGGTGAGGATATCGTCATTGTTATCATGGGGGGACTCGGCGGCGTGGAACACCCGGAGAAACCGGCGGATACGTTGGATAAACGCCGTCGTCCGCTCGTTCTCGTGGTCCGTCAGGAGGGCCGCGAATTCCGCCTTGGTGTACGGGCGGACACACACTCCGATACGGATATGGTGGTCGTCGGTATCGAGAATCTGTTGGAGGGTCATCCATCCCTGTTCCGTCATGAACCGGTGGTCATCCGTGGCGACGATGGAACGACCACTCATGAGGGTGAGACGGTACAGGGGGCGAGTCGGTTGTTGAACAAATTGGCCCATCACCGTGGTTTTCGAGACGGCAAGGGTTTGGGGGTCAAAGGTCCATACCTCGTCACCCTGTTGAATGTCCTTGATGGGCCGTTGTTCCCCGTTGGTGAGCAGCACCGGCTCGTTATGGTCCAGGCACTGATACGTGTTTCTGGGAGACTGATTATGTTCAGGGAACGGGATACACGAAGCCAAGACCCCGAAGATGGTACTGGGATGAATCTCACAGTGGGTATAACGGGACATGATATCCGAGTTAGCGAGCTTCACCCGGTTGAGGGAGAGAATATACCCGTCCTTGGCCCGCATGGCGATCATCGCAAAATTCTGCTCTTCGGGGTCAATATACTCGATGACCGAGTCCGGCACCCGGCACGATACCAACAAATCGTTCCAGGTGAGCTCACCGCGGTCGACCTTATGGACAATCTCGGGGGTGAGGACGGCACGGCCATTTTTCACCCGGAGAAGGGGGCGGGTGAGGCGGCCACCGTCGTTACACACCCGGATTTCCATGTTACGGTAGTCGAATACCACGGAGGTATAGATATTGATGATACCCCGGTACTTTTTTTCTTTGATGTCTTGGTACAGTTCTTGGGGGGTGTCCGTGACCCCCACCCACGCCCCGTTGATGAATACCCGGACCTTACCGTACACCTCGGAGGGATGGGCCACTTGATCGAGGCACTGGATATGTGGTAAGATATAGTCGTAGAGGGAGGCACTGTTGGTGGGAATGGTGATATGGGCCATATAGCTGATGTTTTTCACGATACCAATGGATTGCCCCTCCGGGGTTTCCGCACAGTTACTGACGACGAAGGACGATGCGACGAACGAGTGGTTCTCACTGTAGGTGGTGAAATCGTAGACCGGCTCGGGGGCAATTTCGCGGATGGACGCGATGGGGACACTCACACAGCCGTTCACCGACCAGTTTGTCGGGGGGGTCAACTCCAGTTGGGAAAACTGGCGGATTTTGCGTAACTCGACGGCTACCGCCAGTTCGCGACGGGCCTTTTCACAATAGACCGGTTGGATGATATCGTGATACCGCTCCATGGAGGCCTCGTCGATGACAATCTCCATATGGACCACATGATATTTTGAAGGGACGGAACGGTCGGTGGATACAACATGACATTGGATGTCCAGTGCCTTCAACATATCCACGACACGGTTCATATAGGTGCGTAAATCAAGATAGGTGCCATAGTCTCCATAATTGAATGTGTGCGACAGCCCACCATTCAGGAAAGCGGAGAGGAACTCACGTTGGACCGAACGTTCCGCAGTAACTAACCATGCGGGTAATTTGTACGCATCGCCCCCGACCACATCCATGAATGATACATAACCTTCCGTTCCGGGAGTGACTACCCACACATTGTTCGGGTTTTCGGTCGCGTTCGCATCAAACCCTAGGTCATGTAAATCCTTCACCAACTGTAACGCATCCGGTGACGCATCCGAACAGTCATGTAAATATAAGAGCGGACCGAAGAATTTCGTACCAATCAACCGAGCGATGATTTTGAGTTTATACGAGGGGAGGGGTATATCCAAGAGCCCGAGGTCTTGTAAATGGGCTCGGTGCCTTTCCGGTAGCTTGGAAGACTCGATGACGAGTTGAGTCGTATGTTCATCGGGGATATGCTTGACCGTATGACGGATGACCAGATTATCACCGGGGTGTAAATCACCCAATTTCACCATCTCGTAGGTTTGGTCTCCCCGGTTGACTAAGAACGGATGGTCCGCCGTCGCCTTGATGGTCCGCCCACTGAGGGTGGTAATCTCAAACAGCTTATCCGGCATCTTACAAAAGTAGTTGTACATGTGCGAGGGTTCATCGTGGAGGGTCGTACGATTCACCGTGTTGACCCAGTCTCCGTCCCGGATGTTTCGGATGGGTTTCGTATCCATCCGGTTGGAGAGGAGGACCTCCGCATCTCCCGTCAAGCAACACAAGAACCCATACGTCGTGTTATGCAGCTTACGCGGAGCAATCAATTCCCCACTCTTCTCCAACGGGGTATTGATCCGCCGTGAATGGCTCAGACTCGACAGGTACGTCAGACGGTTGAGCACCTGGGCCACCCCCACCTTACTACTGTTCGACTGTTTGATACTGAAATCCCCCGTCGCCAGGGCCCGGTTGATCCCGTTCTCAATCGTGGTCGACTTCATGATCTTGTAGATATTCGTCATATTGATGATGTTCTCATAGTTATCCATCGACCGCCACGACCCGTTGTTAATCTCCCGTACCACCTGCTTCTGCATCTCCTTCACCAGCTTGTTGAAATAGTTACGAAACAGGTTGTTGAGGAGGGTACCTGTGAGCTCGATACGCTTGTTGACATACGAATCACGGTCGTCCGGCGCCCGCCACCCCATCGACGTACGAATCAGCTTCTGGCACATATACCCCAACATATACAACTTCTGGGTGAGGGTTTTACAGTGGGGGAAGAGGTCGTTATGCAGGACATCGTGGGTAAACTCTTGTTTCTTCTTGGCCCCCTTTTCCTTATCCATGTTGAGAGGGGTATACGCCACCGCCGCCGTGATATGCCGGAGAGCATCTTCTTGGGTCATATACTTGTTCGCATCAATGATCGACGCCTGGAGGAAATCGAGAATCTGCTTCTGTTGGTCCGCCTTGTCCGTGGGAATCTGGAGGAGGATGTATTCACAAATCGCCTTGTCGGTGAGGACCCCCAGGGCCCGGAAGACCACGAAGAGTTCAATCGGCTGCTTGATACGGGGGATGTTCATATAGATGGCATGACCAAACCCGTTGTTCTTACTGGCAATCATCATCTCGATTTGCTTCGGGGAGATACATTTGAAATCGGGGATGGACTTGATTTCGGCGAACCAGCTCCACTTGGTCGTGTTCTTCCCGTCGAAGACGTAGACCCGGTTCTCGGCCGCCCGCTCCTGACCGAGGACCGTCTTTTCCGACCCTTTGATGACGAAGTAGCCTCCACAGTCCATCGCACATTCCCCCATATACGCCGGGTCGATGGCATTGTTCTGAGTGAGGACACAGATGGACGATTTGAGCATGATGGGCATCTTCCCGATATTCACCTTTTGGATGATCTTGGAGACAATCCGGGGGTTGTCCATCGACTCGGTGTTACGGATAATATAGTCGATTTTGATATCCACCGTCATGGTGGACGCGTACGTAAAGTTACGGAGCTTGGCCTCTTGCGGATACATCGTCTTGGTCGCCCCGTTGTTTTCGTAGATTTGAGGGGGATAGAGCTTGAGGTTCTGAAAGGTGATGACGATTTCCAGGAGGTACTTGTCCTGCTCTTCCACATAGTCGTTTTCGGAGCGAATCGTCACCGGGTTGAACATTTGAATCGTCTTGGGCATCTGGTAGTTGATGAAATGGTTATACGATTCGATTTGGTGCCGGACCAGGCGGTCCAGATGCTGGCCCTTGAAATAGGATTCGATGATGGTGAAGGGTTCCTCGATGTATTGGCCTAGGTGGTCGAGCACCCCGGGGAGGGCGGTGGGGTCGGCGGTGGGGTCGGACGAGGGGTCAGACGCGGGGTCGGACGCGGGGTCGGTGAGTTCCGCCTGGACCTGGGCGTGAATCGCCTCCACCAGGGTGGCCTTGGTCTCCTCACCATGCCCCTTACAGGTGGTCGGGTCGATCTCCGGGTCGACGGGGTGGTGGGGGTCCGGGTCGACCATCTCCACCTTTTTGGATTTACGGGGCGCCCGCTTGGGCTTCGTGACGGGGGCGACGGTAGGTGGGGTAGTCATAGTGTCGGGGTGAGGATCGTTGGGTTATACACGGATCAATTCTGGGTGGGGGCGTTATACCCCTTGGATACCTAAGGGTAGTATCAAATCAATTTTTTATGTCCATTTCGCGATGTGAGGACATAAAAAAACACTCGGGGTGTGGTGTGGGGCACCGAGCCCTATTTATATAGATGTGTATGGTCTGGGGAGGGTGGGGGTGGGGGTGGGGATCGGACGGTTACCCGATGATTTCCAGGTCGGCCAATTTC